CTGGGCGGGCTGGGAGCGATTCCGATGACAATGGCTCCACCGCCAACACCGACGCAGCAGCCATCGACCGGGGCTGCATTTTTGTCGGCTGGGCAGGCGCTGATGCCGAAGGGCGGACAGAACGGCACGCTGCCGCCAACTGGCAACAACTGGATAAATCAGCTTGTGCAAAAGTGGTACGGCAACGGCAGCAACCCTGCCGACCCTTGGAACACGCAAACCATCCCGGCTGGCTCAACCCACGACTGGCTGAACTGGGCTTTCAACCGCTGATGATCAAACCGTACTGGAAACGCATGTGCGGACTGCACCGCCAAGAAAGCGGCGACGTAGCCGCCGTGTGGCTGGCGCACGACCCCGACAGCGACACCGTTCACATTTACGAGTGCAGCTTATATCGCGGCGATGACAAAAACCCGATCATCGTGGCCGAAGGGCTGAACGCTCGCGGCAGATTCATCCCCATCGCGCACAACTCGAAAGAGCTTGCGGAAAAACTCACCCTGCGCGGCTGCAACATGCTGCCGGATGAGTGTAAGGATAAGCCAGCCCAGACCGAGGTGATTTCGTCCGAAATCGCGGCGAGAATGAAAACCGGGCGCTTCCGCGTCGAGCGGCGGCTGGCAGAGTGGCTGGATGAGTACAAATCGTTCTACAGGACGGATGCGAAGGTGCCGACAGGCTCACACCCGCTGATGAGCGCGACACGGCACGCCATCGAGATGATGGACTGGGCTAAAGCGCAATCCAGCCGCAACAAGTCGCAACGGCACTACGCGAAGGTCGCCATGATATGATGCTAGCCCCAAAAAAGATGACCGAGCAGGAGCTTGTCTCAACGGTCAACAATGCGTTCGACAGCGCGCTGGGACAGCCCGGTGGCGAGCTAGGCGAGGAACGCGCGCTGGCGTGGAAATACTATCTCTCCAAACAGCTTGGCAACGAGGAGGAGGGGCAGAGCAAGATCGTCACGGCAGATGTGTCCGAGGTCATCGACAGCATCATGCCGTCGCTGCTCAGAATGTTCACCACGGCGGACAATCTGGTGAGCTTCGACCCGACCAGCAAAGAGGACGTTGAGGCGGCGGCGCAGGAGAGCGATTACGTCAATTACGTTTTCTTCAAGCAGAACCCATCGTTTTTGATTCTCTATACGTGGTTCATGGATGCGCTCATTCAGAAGAACGGCATCGTCAAGGCGATTTGGGAGGACTACGAGTCCGTAACGCAGGAACGCTATCACGACCTCGATGATGAGACATTCAAAGTGCTCAAATCCGATGAGGAGCTTGAGCTTGTCGAGCACGAGGTAGAAACGCGCGAGCACATGGTTCCGACGCCCGTTCCTGTGGGGGGTCCGCTGCTGGCATCACCCCCGGGAGCGCCGGGACCCGCCGCGCCCCCGGCTGGCCCGATGGCTGCATCTCCAATGGGTCAGCCGGGACCTATGCCACCGCCACCGGGGCCGATGGGCGGGCCTGCACCAGTCGGGATGACCACGAGCGCAATGCCGCCACCCGGCGCTCCACCGATGGGATTACCTGCGATGGGCGGCATGCCGCAAATCCAGATCATCCCCATGCCTGTGAAAGTGAAATATCACACCGCGACGTTCAATCGTCGCGCCTATGAAGGCAGGGTGTGCATTTACAACGTCCCGGTCGATGAATACCGCATCTCGAACGATGCGTACGGGCTGGACCCATGCTGCGGTCGCATGGTCGGACAGGAACGCGAAATAACGCGCGGCGAGTTGCTGGAGATGGATTTCGATTTGAAGCTGGTCAAATCTCTCTCCGGCAGCACTGCGGAGGTAAAAAACACCGCAGAGAAGCGCGAGCGCGAGGATAAGACCGAGGAGACCAGCGAACCTGTGTCGCTCGATTGGTCGCAGGAAAAAGTAGTCGTAAAAGAAGGTTATATCAAAGTCGATTACGATGGCGACGGCTACGCAGAGCTACGGCAGGTGATGACCTCTGGCACCACTCTGATGATGAACGAAATCTGCGACCGACAGCCATTTCACGTTTTGTGTCCGACGCCACTACCGCACAAACATTTCGGGCGCTCAGTCGCTGACAAAGTGATGGACGTGCAGAAGATCAGCACGACATTGCTGCGGCAGGTGCTCACCAATCTCTACTACACCAATAACCCCGGGCATGCGGTGTGGGAGCAGGGGCTTGGCGAAGATACGATGGATGACCTACTGGACACGCGAATAGGTCGTGTCGCACGCTTCGCCAGACCTGTCGGAGAAAGTTATCAGCCGATGACGGTGCCGTTCACCGCAGGCGCGACATTCCCAATGCTGGAGTATTTTGACAAGGTAAAGCGCGACCGGACGGGGGTGCATGCTGACAGTGAGGGACTGTCGCCGGATGCGCTGAAAAATATCCAGCAGTCAGTGATGGGGCAGGCGCTAGACATTTCGCGCATGAAAATCGAAGCCATCGCGCGCATCTTTGCCGAGACCGGGCTGAAAAATCTATTTCTGCACATTCACGAGCTAATCCTGAAGCATCAGGACAAAAAGGCCGTGGTGGAGCTACGCGGCAAGTGGGTCGATGTGGACCCGCGCGAGTGGCGCACGCGCAAGGATATGACGGTGAAAATCGGCCTTGGCATCGGCACGCGCGAGCAAAACCTGCTGCATCTGGGTGCCATCAAGGAAATGCAATCGAACATCGTTGAGGCTGGCGGAATGAATCTGCTGGTGACACCGCAGAACATTTACCAGACCGCATCGGAATACGTGAAGAACGCCAACCTGAAAGACCCGAAGCAATTTTTCACCGACCCGGGCGACAAGCCCGCGCCGCCGCCGTCGCAGGAAGCCGAGAAACTGAAAGCGCAGGAGCAGGCGCTACAGCAGCACCAGCAGGAGCTTGACGCCGCGAAGGCGAAGCTAGGAAATGACAAGATCGAGCTACAGGCGCAAATGGCCGCGCTCGATGCGAAGAAAGCTCAGACGCAGATGCTGCTGGACCATCAGGACGCGATGGAGAAGCTGCGGCAATCGGCCAAGGCCGACGAGAACAGGCTGATCGTGGATATGGAGAAGATCAGAACCAAGCTCACCGAGCTTGAGCTACAGTACCGGACTGATGTGCCGGGTTCAGGAGTGTAAGATGCCAGCAAAAGAGAAAACTGCCGATAAATTGATGCAGCAGGCGCGCGGCGAGCAAGCCCGCGCGGTGCTGGAAAACCCAGTGTACAAAGCGGCGTATGCGAAGGCAGAGGCCGATATTCTCGCTATTTGGGCCGAAAGTTTGCCCGAGCATGCCGTGGCGCGGGAGCAGATGTGGCACCTGCACCAAGCTCTAAAATCGGTCAAAGAGTATCTTGAACTGTGCATGGTAAAGGGAGACAATGCGCGCAAGGAGATGCTGGTGGCATCTGGGGAGCGTAAGGCATGAAGAACGGGGCGGACAACGGACAAGCTGTCAACGAGTCTGCTCAGACTGTGCTATACGCTCCCGAAGGGTTGATCGCATCTGGGGATGACGAAACGAAACCACCGGAGCCCCAGCCGGAGCCGAAGCCCGAAACACCAGAAGCACCTGAAACTCCCGCACCCGGCGACAAACCGGATGAGGGAGAGAAACCTGAAGCGCCAGAAGATGGCGAAGCGCCGGACGAAGGCGAAGCGCCAGAGACTACCGAAGATACCAACGCCATCGAGGCGCTGGATTTCGGCGGGAAGGATTTTAAGAACCTCACCGCCAACGTCACCATAGACGGCGAGACAAAGCCTGTGGTGATTGCCGACCTGATCAAGAACTATCAAATCGGGGAGGCTGGAGAGAAGCGGCTGCGAGAGGCCGATGAACTAAAGGACCGAGCCAGACAAACGCTTGAGGCCCAGAACGAGCAGTGGAAAACGAATATCGAGATTTTGCCGCACGTTGCTGACTTGCTGGCTCAGGAAAAGGTACTCGATTTACACCTTCAGTCGCTGGAGATGATCAGGAAAGAGGACCCCGCAGAATACGCGGCGAGGTTCGCTGACATAAACAAGGCCAAGGGTGAAATCGAGCAACGCAAAGCGCAGTTCGGCGCGCAGATTGTTCAGCGCAACGAACAGATCAAGGCGCAGCAGATTGCCGAGCGCAAGCAAGTCGTTGATGTTGAGTACGGCAAGCTACTCGCTGAGCGGCCAGAGCTTACTGACAAGACGCGATGGGCTCAGTGGAGCAAGGACCTTATGGGCTACGCGACCGCGCAGGGCTTCGATGAAGCCGAGGTGCGGCAGGTGGTCAATCATAAGATGCTCCTGATTCTCGATAAGGCGCGGCGCTGGGATGAAGCGCAAGCCAACATTTCCACCACTCGTAAAAAACCCGTGGTCGCACCCAAGGCTCTAAAGCCGGGAGCGGCTAGTGACAGGAAACCGAGACCGAAAGACGCCGCAGAAATCCTGTACGGCTAATCGGTGGTGGAGGGCTTTAAGTCATGGCTACGATTGGCGCAACATTTCTTGACCTGATTGACGTTTACAAACGCCAAGAGGGCAACGGTCAGCAGATCGCAACTATCATCGAACTGCTGAAGCAGACGAATCCCATCCTCGATGACGCAATCGCCATCGAGTGCAACAATGGCTCCAAGCATCGCACGACCGTCCGCACCGGACTGCCGCCGATCACTTGGGGCATGCTCTACAAGGGTATTGCCCAGAGCAAATCGACCACCGCTCAGGTCGAGGACGCGACTGGCATGGCCGAGGCGCTGTCAACGGTTGACAAGCGGCTGCTCGATTTGTCAGCCAACGAATCGGCGCTCAGACTTTCAGAAGCCAAGGCGTTTCTGGAAGCCATGAACATCGAGGTCGCCAAGACGATTTTCTACGGCAACTCATCGGTTGACCCCGAGCAGTTCACCGGGCTCGCGCCGCGCTTTAGCTCGCTGACGGCACCCAACGGCGGACAGATCGTCAACGGTGTCGGCGTTGCTACCGCCAACAACACGTCCATCTGGATTGTGTACTGGGGCGAGCAGCAGTCTCACCTCATCTACCCGAAAGGCACCAAGGCCGGACTGGTCCGCGAGGACAAGGGCGAGCAGCGCGTTCAGGACTCCAACGGCAACCCGTATTTCGTCAAGGAAGAATTGTTCCGTTGGCACGTTGGGCTGTCGGTGCGTGACTGGCGCTACGTGGTGCGGGTGGCGAACATTGACGTGTCGAAGCTGCTTGACCCGACAACTCCGGTCAAAGTGTTGCCGCTGTTGCGGAAGGCGTACTGGAAGATTCACTCGCATCGCA